TGCCCCTGTTATCTCATTTACATTGGTTTCTTTCCAACCTGCTCTTGTCTTTAACCAAAAGATAGCAGCTGCGGTATTACCTTGTTTTGCTTGATCAAATAAACCTTTGGCTACTTGAGCATTCGCATCTATTCTTCCATCAGCTAATTCTTTTTTATAATATTTTACTAAAGTATCTGCTGATATTTCTAATTTACTTGCTATATCCTCATGCGTAATACCAACTGCTGCCAATGTTCTAACCATTGTCTGCTTTTCTGGTGTAACTTGATGAGGTGGTCTGCCTACGCTTACACTTGTCATCTTTTATAACTCCGATTTATTATTATAAATTTCTCTACTTTGTTTTTTATATCATTTACAGAACATTAAGGGGGGTATTAACACCAGTTAAGCTACCTATTAACACCAATCTGGTTGTTCTGGAATTTTAAATGGAACTACCTTGTCATTACTCATATTAATTTCCCTTGCTAATCCCATCTTAACATCTCCCATGCAATTCTAACCACCTCTGGAACTTGTCCATTTCCAATTCCCTTAAGTCTGTCCACCCTAAAGGCCATCCCATTAACCACTCGACCCACGTTGGGTTCAGCTGACCACCAGTTTTTTGTTGGTTGTCCGTGTGTTGTACTGCTACATCCAACGTGTCCCAACTTACTTTGCCTCTCCGAATTCTGCCCCCCTGATACCCCCCTTTGTGATCTCTGCTCGATGGTGTTGGCCACATCTTCACAGAATCCCTGACTGCCTGATTGAGTGTGTATTGAGCCGGTTGGCCTGACGGCCTTGTCTTTGTCCAAACTTCCTGAGTTCCCCTTGCGCCAATGTTCGCATCTGGTGTCGGCCATAGTTTCTTCGGGCGTTGTTGTTTGCCTTCTATCAATTCCGCTAACCCTCTGCCGTACCCTTCCGTAGTTCTGCCCGGTTCGTTTGCTCTGGGTGTCGGCCACATTGTTACAGCTTGTTCCAATTTCCTCTCGTAGCCCATTTTTTTTATTCTTTTCAGACAGGTTTCCTGTTTGTCGTTCATTGCACTTGATGCTCTCGGTGTCGGCCACATTTTCATATTGCTGACCTGATCTCTTAAATTCGCGGGTTTTGATCTCCCCTGCCTTGCGATGGTTGCTTCTCTCAATAATGCTTCTTTTGATTTCGGGGGCAAACTGTCCATCGTTGTCGGTGTTGCCCACGTTTCTTGCGACAATCCAAATTCTATCCCTTTTATGATTTGCTCCGACTTCGCCTGCTGAAATACATCCCCACTTTGCATCAAACCCCATTTTGGCAAGGTCACAGAGTACTGTGTCGAGTCCTCTAGTAACGAGCATTGGACTGTTTTCAATAAATGCAAATCTAGGTCGTACTTCGCCAATAATCCTTGCCATTTCTGACCAAAGTCCTGATTCTTTTCCTTTGATTCCAGCACCTTTTCCGGCAACTGAGATGTCTGTACATGGAAACCCTCCAGAAACCACATCAACAATTCCTCTCCATCGTGTTCCGTCAAAGGTGCAAACGTCATCCCAGATTGGGAAAGGCGAGAGAAAGCCTTCATTTTGTCTTTGGGCAAGTGCAGCGATGCAGTAGTGGTCTTGTTCAACTGCACAGACTGTTCTCCATCCAAGCAGTTTTCCCCCCAGAATTCCTCCACCAACGCCTGAGAATAATGCCAACTCATTCAACAATAACCCTCACATTTGCTTTTATTAATTATTATAAATTTCTCTACTTTGTTTTTTATATCCAACAGGTAAGTTTAAATCTTTTCTAACTTGTAGCGTATATTTATAACCAACTAAATTATCTATATTTAGTTTTTTACAAATTTCATGTAAAGGATAATTTTTCATTTTTTCAAATCTATATACTGCAAACTGCTTTAATTCTTCTGGCATCAAAGATAATTGTTTTTGATAAATGTTTGAAAAACTTAGTTTTTTTAAAATTTTCATTTTTTTTAAGTTTTCAAGTCCGTCATGTCCTTCACTTTTTTTTATTGACGGAGTTGACGGAGTTGATTTCTAACATATTTTATTGCTATTAAGTTTTTTTTCCAAAATCTTTAATTTTTCATACGAAATTTTTAAACTTTTGTTTAAATAAGTGTTTGTTTTATAAGGTGTTATTTTTTCATATAATTTTTGATCTTGTCGATGAAAACGCGAAAGATAAGTATTTCTATAATTTTTTCTTCTTTCTTTTAAAAATGCTTGTTCTAACTCTGCTTCTTTTTTATTGGAGTTATAACCTAACCTCCACTTACAGTCATTATTTTTTATCAATTCGAGTTTTTGCCACTCTTCTGCTGTCAATTTATTTCCACGCTCTTTTCACTTTCCAAACAAGATGCCCTGGGTACTTTGCCTGTGCTTGACATTGCTCTGACAAAAACTTGTCCTCTAAATAATTTAAACTTTTAGAGGTTGACTTACCATATCTAAAATAATCAAAATCATTCTTAACATCATCAAGTTGTTGCCAAAATTCTGTTTTCATTTAACAATCTCGTTTTTTTTTACGCAAACTGTTTTATAAATAATTTTTTATTGCAAGTTGGTTGATCTGTTCTTCTTTGAGGATTTATAGTAAAACTGTTTTTCCCAAACAAATCATCAAATTTTAAAGTTTTATAATATTTCCATTGTTTGCCTTTAGTAATGTTCAATAATTCCCAACCAGATGCCTTTAATGAAGTTCCAAGTTCATTTTCTAAAATATATGTTTGAATTTGTTGGTAACCCATTTCTTTTGATATTCGAGCTGAAGCACTATACAAAAACGAACAAACATTTTTAGCCCCATTTGTGCATAATCTAGTGACTTCAACAATTTTTTTATTATCTACATTTCTTGCAACTGGTCTACCAACAATACACACTCCTACAAGCTGTCCATCTTGTTCTGCTCCAATAGAAAACTTATGTCCCACTACTGGTTTATGATGCCTATGGTATTTTTCCACAAACTCATTTGCTTCATTTAAAGTTATTGGTGTAATTAACAATCCCATTTTCTTAATGCCTTGTTAATTCTGCTGTTTGGATCATTTGCTGTTTTTTTTGAAGTTAGCTTTTTCTTCATTCCCCCCATTCTAGCACAGAAGGACCGGCGCCTAGCTGCTGCCTTTGGACTTTTCTTAGCTTGTTTTGCTGATACTGGCGGTTTTAAATTTGAACCAGTTTTCCTGTTAATTGCTTTTCTACCGGCAGTATTCAATCCGCCTTTTGGGTTTTGATGTTTTTTTAGCACCATTAAGTAAACCTCCGAACCTTTTTAGCAATCTTTTTAGGTTGAGCTACAAACTGTTTACCTGCTTTATTTCCTTTTGCTTTGGCTCTATTTGTTGCTGCCTTTTCAGATTTAGTTAAAGATTTCCATGCTGCATCTGGCAAATATCTTTTTTTGCCTTTACTTGGTTTTCCATCAGAGGTTCGCCATTTTTGAGCAGTCCATTTTTTTAAACTTTTCTGCGAGGATTTTAAAGTCATGATTTATAACCACCGCCTGCTTTTTTATATTCACTAGCCAGTAATTGTGCTTTTCTAGCTGACCATTGACCTGCTTTTCCTCCCTTAGTACCTGCTTTTATGCGATTAAAAAGCCTTTTTCTCATAGCAGGTTTGGTATAATTACCTGCTTGATTAACTTTACTTTTTGGTTTTTTTGCCATTTTTCATACTTAATTTAGGACCATACTCAACCTTTTTATCAATTGCCCTGCCTTGCTTGGGTTTAGGTCTATTGATAAATTCTTGCATTGATTCAACTTCTTTTCTTTTTAGCATTTGTTTTTCCAGCGTAGATATTATTGAATGTATATTCGGGATCTAAATAACTATAATCCTCTTCAGCGCAATGTATGTGCTGACTTGGTCTGAAATCAGGCGCACCCTCTCCTAAATTCCAAAAAGCCGCAGAAGAAACGCGCACTCTATTATTAGGCAAGGCCACTAAATTTCCTTGCCAAACCCCCTCGCTCAAAACCAACAAATGGCTTTGTTTGTGCTGGCTCGGATCGTCAGCTACTTCAGAATCCGAGTAGTCTACGGTCATTATATATTTTGCTTTGAAAAATTTACCATCG